TATTTCCTCCGCTCGCGTATCCGGTCTGCGCGGGGGAAAAAGTTACGCCCGTCGCATACTGCCCGCTTCCAACGTTCGACGCCTGCGACGGCAATCCGCTAGTATTGAACGGCGTTCCCATGCCCTGCGATACGCGATTCAGTCCGGTTTCCGCTACGCCAGCAAGGTTCTGACTGATCCGATTCTGCGAATCAAGCAACTGCTGCTGTGCAGGCGAAAGCGTCTGTGTGACGGTCGGCTGATCCGGGTTAGATACACTGGTGAACTGATCCCGCGTAGGTGCAGCGCCCGGTCCTGCGTTGTATGCAGCTAAAGCTTGGTTATAGGCGTTCTGGTCGAATTGCGATTCGACATTGCCAGCGCCGTTTCCGTCGTTGACAAAAACGTTTTTGGTGAACTGAGACTGCGAGGGTGCAGGTCCGGTCGGCTGACCGTTGTTGTACTTTGCCATCGCCGCGTCGTAACCGGCTTGGTTAAACGACGGCGTTCCCCACGTAACGGTCTGCGAGCCATACGGCGTGTTGATGTTGGGATTGGACATAATCCCTTGCATCTTGGCCGTATCGACGTTGGCCGCGCCTTGCGCTTTTGCCGCTGCCGCGTAATCAGGCGTAGCAGGCGGAGAGGGCGAATCTTTGAAGGCAATCCATCCGCCGCCAAGCTTTGGTTGGGGCGCGAAGGTTATCGGGTTATGCAGCCAGCTTTTCATGTCTCACCTGTAAGAATCGACATTCATGCCTCCAAAGGCGATAAATGTGGAGCTTTCCTGTAGGGTGAGCGCCAGCTAGGGATGATTCTAATACGAAACCCAAATGCTTGACAAATCTATTTGAATCTGCATTTCCCTCGCCAACGCACACTGTTATCCGATTAACTTTTAATTGGTTGAACGGGTAGTCAAATATCGTCCGAAGGTACTCCCGAGTCAGCCATTTCCGGCTTCCGTCGCTGGCAATATGGCATTCCACGTTGACGCCGTTCCAGTTGGCATACGCCACACCTGCAACCAATTCACCGTTTTTTGCCCATCCAATGCCAATATCCGTCCCAAAATTCCCGAAATCGTTGGTTTTTTTAGCCACCCACGACACAACCTCGGGTCCAACGACGAGCATTTACAAGAACCCTCCGGGCCGATAAATGATGTCCGTACTCATCCATTGAAGCTGGAATCCGCCGCAATTAGCCAAGACATGAGGCGCTCCGCAGCGACCAACATTATTAGCACCTTGCCAAGTTTGATTGATCCCTAGCGCATCGCCCCATAGCGATGTGTCCCATATGCCTGCATCCCAAGTGCCTGCTGCGGTTGTGGCAAATGCGGCTGCGGCAGTAGGCGGGGACGTATCAAAATCTATGTTGATTTTGGTCGAAATTGACGGCGTGCCATTGGTGTAAAACACCGGGCGCATGTTGGTAAAAAGCTTATTGCTAGATCGATTTCCGAAGTAATTGAACGCCTGCAATCCGTCCGCCGAAATAGCGGAGCCGTTATCGGACAGTCCATTCCATGCTTTTCCAACGTATCCCACACCGCCAAAATACGGCATGTCGTTGAACAGTTCCCAACACGATGCATTCCAGCCTGTAAAGTTGCACCATGCGCGGGTAATGGTGTTCATAACGTACTGCTGCTGGTTTGTTCCCTCCTGAAACGGCACATTCAGGAAAAGCATGTTTTCGCCGGGGAACGGAAGCAATTGCCAGCCATAGTTGCTGGAGAACGAACTTACCGCTGTTGAGACCGCGTACTGAATCTTGTCCGTCAGATTGACTCTGGAATTGATCCGGCTGGACTGCAATGCAAGGGACATTGGCGATACGCCGTCCTGCGTAATCAGCAGCAAATCGCCTTCGTACTTAACCAAGCATCGCCTACCAATGGGCGAACCGGTCCAGTACACACCGATCAGCCCCCACGTAGTCGATGAGGCAGGGTCAGAACCACGATAAACCAAAATCTCGCCTTGACTCGTCACAAATACGGTCATGTCGTCCATGCCGTAACCTGCGTCCATCGTCCATGTTCCCATCGCCATCAGATAACCGCCGCGACGACAGAATGAGGACAGGTCAAATGCCGTAGCCGCACCGCCAATAGCACCGGTAGGCAGATACCATGCTTTAAGTGTTCCGGTCTGAATAAACCACACGCGATTGTGCGATATGTTGATTCCGATGCAGGTCGCTGTATTTACACCTGTAACATCATAGGGAGCGCCGTCACCGTCCGCGTGCCACGATGTACCGTCAAACACGCGCATCTTGTCCGCGCCGTTGACTGCCTGAATGTAACTACCGCCTGCGGTCGTGTTATTGACGTACTGCCAGCGACCGTTGGTAAGACCCGTTACAGAAGAAGATGCAACCCCCGTGGAAGTTACATCGTAAATGCGTGTTCCAGCCGCAGCGAACAGTTTGGATGCCGTTCCACTGTTGTAAGCCATTAGAGTTTCAACCGTTCCGGTAATCCCCGTGGACCATTGCGTATAGCCGTTTCGCAGTTGGCAGTACGTCACCGAGGGAAACCAGTTTGTCAGCGTCACCGCATCGCTTGGAGCCATGTTCGCCAGCGCATCCCGAGCGTTCCAGCCGCCTACAGGCGCAGGAAGTGACGCCGAACGTGCGGCGGGTTGCTGGAGCGGTGCTTTACGCAGACGGGCGAGCATTAGGCACCATAACCAGAATCAGGAATGTTGTTCCAGCCAAGCAACACTTCCGGCACTCGCGGGTTCATCGAAAGCGTCTGCGATCCCGCATCGTTGGCAACTGCCAAAAAGTATTCCGCTTCGTAGTCACGCGCAAACACATCTCCCAAGCCTTTTGCTTGGTAATACTTGTTTTTCAACCCGAGTACCATAAGGCGATCAGGGAATGTGCAAGTGTCCGTATCAACTGTGAACGAGGATTTTGCAACGCCAGCTGCTGAATTTGCCCATGCGTTTGAAATGTACTCAAACCCTAAGTAATGCTGCGTTCCTTGCGGGGGCCAAATCTGGAAGGTGTTGCCAAAGATTCGATACCGCACAATCGGACCTGTGCTGATATAGCCGCTGGTCAGCCACTCCCATTGCTGCGGCGTTTCAGGACCGATCATCTGCCAATGCTGCGTTTTGTCCCAGTGCGTCCGGTCAATCTGCCGGTCAAAATCGCTTGGCATCGCGTATTTGGTTTGCGAGAACGTAAGCGATACGCCCGTTCCGCTAGTCGATGCTTGCTGCTGCATCGTGATTTGCGTAGACGAGTCCACGGAGGACACTTGACTGTTGTTCAGTATCCCGGTGCCAGTCACCGTGAAATACGTACTCAGAGATGATGTACTGGGAATATTGGTAATGATCGCACTGTTAGCAGTAACGTTGCCCGTGGTCGTTACGTAATTGGTCTGGAACAGATTGACTTTGCTGGTCCATTGCCATTGGTGCTTTCGGATCATCTCGTACCCTACTGCATTGATAAGCGATAGGCACTGAATCACGTCTTGGTTGGTATTGCCAACCACCGTGGTAGGAACGGACAAGCCCATTTCCCCCATGCCTTGCTGTACCAATTGCAGTAGAGTCGATGCCATTTTTAGTCCTTAAATCTCAAGTACAGGCTCCGAAGCCGGTGGCGGCGTATTTGAAACAGCATTATCCGCTTCCATTTCCGCTTTTGTGCGGCGTTTGCGCTTTGGCTTTTCCTCGGCCATAACCGGCTTTCCAGCCGCCAACGCCGCAAGTTGTTTTTCCATATCCGCTAGACGTTGCTTCATTTCAGCGTTTTCTTGCGCCAGTTGCTCGGTCGGCGCATTCCCCGCCGCAAGGCTGAGAAAGGCTTTTGCCCGATCACGGATGACCGAAGGATTCATCCCTCCGATCATGCCAAGGGACTGCAATTGCAGGTCGGACGCCATCGCCAATTGCTCGACGGTAAAGAATTTGACGCCTCGGAATTCTTCCGCTTGAGCCGCCGAAATCGCAGGCCACTGGGTAAGCGGCGTGCCTTTTTCCATGCCTGACCCGCGCCCCGCTTCGTAGTCCGCCCATTGCGCCCGAAAACGCTGCTTGTGTTCTGGACGTACCGGCGTATCAATGATATTCAACTGATTACCGGGCGTAAAAATCTGAATGTAGTCCACATTCTCATAAATGGGACGCCCCGCCGCGATGCTTGGGAATGGCTGGTGTACAGCCTTACTGTAGAACTTCACTACCAACGCCGCATCCGGGTTGTATGCCCCTAGAAACTGCGGATTATTTGCATCTGATGCCATCATTGCACCGGCCATTTTTTGTCCTCAATGTAGTTGAGTTAGGCTGCTTTTTGGTCGATTTTGACCATTTGATGCGCAATGTACGGAAGCAACCCATCCCCGTACACACGAATTTCGCAGTCCAAATCAGCCAAGGTCCGCGCAAATTGTTGGAATAGTTCCGCTTGTTTTCCCATCGCCGCGTTGGTACGGAATTTCCGGTTCCCTACCCATACGTCAAACTGCCATTTTTCTACGTCGGTTCTTGACTGCGGCAATGCGTGCTGCCGCTCGCCACGGTGCGACGAGTCGTAACCAAACAATGCAAATTTTCTAAATCCCATCGTATAGGCCAGCGCCATTGCCGACAGTCCAACCGTTGTTCCCCCTCCAATCAGCGCCATATTGCGCTTAGGGAACAAATCTTCGATCCCTTCGATTAACGGATGCCAAAGCGCTACTGGACGCCCTTGAACGGCTTTTAGAACGTCTGGATGGCATTGCGATGCGACCAGATAGGCATTGGCATTATCCTCAGTCAAAAACTCGCCAGCGTTAGCCTGACGCGCATCCAGAATGACTTGGAAATCCGGTCGAATGCTGCATTGATTGAGCAGTTTTGCCGAATTATTCAGTGCAAAAACCACTCCCCTTTGAGACTGATATTCACGTATTTTCTCGGTCGTTTCCGCCAAACTTGGACCGGAGCCGCAAATTACCGCCGTCCTGTCATGCTCAGGCGCTTGCATGACCCACGGTGCCTGTTCTCCATTGGTACGCACGTTGTCAAAAACCGTTGTTTCGTTGGTGTTAGGAACGATTTTCAGTTGCAAACTCATTGCGCCGCCAACTTTCCAAATATCCCAAACCCATCCTTGCAGGCAATTATGCGGTCGCGGTTCGCCGTGAAAACAGACGATAGACGCTTCCTGTGGGGGGAAAGGATTGCAATGCGTTTTGTACGAGCAGATTAGCCCCGGATACAGGTCTTGAAGAATATCTGGCTGCGGATGCTTCCAGCGAATGACATGCTTGTATCGCGCATCTTGGTGCGCTGCAAAATAATTCTCAAGCCATTCCTGATCCCCACGCGGCAACACAGGTTTTCCGGCATACACGTATTCCGTCCAAATCTCATGCCCGTAACCACCGCGCCACATCATCACCGCCGGTCCTAAACCACTAGGACGCCAAAAGTCTCGCAGCGTGGCGAATTCCCCGTCGTAAGCAATAAGATCGTCTAATGGTCCCGTTATCAGAGTGTCTAAGTCAAGGAATAGCACGCGCTCGCCTTCTTTGAACACGCCATTGCGAAACAGGTAAATCTTGTTGTTCCAGCCTTGCAAATCGGACGGAAGGCGGCGAACTTCAATATCTGGATTCAACCCTGTACTGCTGTCGGTAAAGCACTGGAACCGCCATTTGATGCCTCCGGGCAAGTTTCTCAGCACCATGTCATACAAAATATTGACGTAATCTGCACCGCGTCCAAGGTAGTTGTTGACATGAACGCAGCAGACAGTCAGCATGCGCCCAACTCCACGTAATCCAGCTTTTGCGTTACATCCCGCAGCCGTTTTGATCGCCATTCTTGATAGATGGCTTGATCCATTCGGGCATCCGGTTTTTCATACGTCTTGTCCATGGGCGATTTCTGGTTAGAAAAATGCATGTGTTCCAACGAAACATTACCGCAATACCGCAAAACGCCGCGATCTCGGGCAATTT